GATTTGGATTATATGTTCGCAACCTTCAAAAAATTCAACGCGATTCATAAAATCCCATATGCTTGGATTTTGAGATACGGGTCTATATGGCACAGATATAAGGAATATGTTAAAAATGGAAACGATATTTTAAGTGGAGTATGGACAAATTTTGATAGGAACTATAATTACGACCCAATTAATTCATCGCCACAAAAGTTATACGACCTGACAATAAATGGGGTTCAAAAAAAGATAAGGTTACAAGCCGATACAATCGTCGGTAATGATTTATTAACGGACATAAACGTTGGATTTTATCCGAAATTAATAAATGATTTTTCTACGTTCTTTAAAGGGACATCAGTTTTCGAAGATTATACTGACGCATCGATTCAATCTAAGATTGGTAATGAGTTTTTTTTAACTGACGGATTTACCAATGCTAATCTTACCGCTCAAAATGGGGTAGACCCCAACAACCCTAATAGGTCGATTTATATAAGTTCTTGGTCATCCTACCTTAAAGTAAATTCGAATCTAGGATTTTTACTACCATCAGTTGGGCTCAATTTCAATCAATTCCTAACTGAGAACTTTTCTTACTCTAACCCAATAAATCCAGAAATGATTGACGAAGTTAATAACAATACTTCAATGTACGATGGTTCAGTTAGATTGGCGTGGGCAAGTCCAAATTATGGATATTTTGATAATTCAAAACTTTCGATTCCATCACCAACCAAATACATGAAAAAAATTATCACGGACCCGACTTCGGCTCAAGAGAATTTTTCAATAAATGGGGACAGTGATTATTCGGATATCGGAGAAATCTTTTCAGTGTTCAATCACGATATATTAGATTCATTTGAATCTGAATTCTTGAATTTTTCAAAATCAATCTACGATACAAATATAACAGGATTAACTGAAGACACTGCAACGACTGTAGATGAAGAGGTCTTCTCAAATTTTCAATATCTAATTAGAAATTTATTTAAAACAACACCACCAACAGGACTGAATTCCAATACAGAACTTAATAATGTCAGTAATTTGGTGTTAAATAATATGTATAAGATTATTGATAAGTTTTTATCATATGATTATACATTAAAATATGGTAATCCAAACAACTTTGACCAAAGAATATTTAAATCATTTGCGGGATTTGGGGACACTATAGTTGACCCATATCAATACAACTCTTACACAACCGACAGTCCGTCCGCATTACCGACATATAATAATCAGTTTCCAATACAAAATATACAAGTATCATACCCATTGGCTTGGGTTGCACTACAAGAATATGTTGGTTTTTCAGAATGGCCCGGTTTGAAATACACCGATAGCGGTTCAACTATATTCGATTTCTTTATTGATAATAACATAGAGTTTAGTGAAACCAATATAAAAAATCTTTATCCTCTAATTAAGATATACGCAACACAAAAACTAGAAGACGATACCTATAACGCATCTAAGTTTATAGGGAATTTGAGTAATGTCATTGATAAAAATACTGAATTTCAGAATAATATATTTACTTCATTGATGCAAAAACTCACAAAACAGTTACCTAATATAAACGAAACGCCAACTAAAGACATACCAAGTAATTTAAATAGTGACGTTACAAAAATTTCTTTGTGGCAAACTTTCAAAAATCTAAATGATAGATGGATAGCCGGAAGTAATATTTCATATAAAACTTTATTTGAAGATATATTATTTTTAGATAGGTCGGGTAGAGATATTGGAAATGAGACCTACATAGACGTTTTTGACTTAAATCAGTTATTGAAAAATTTGGACCCAAAAAATAACCTTTTGTTTTTAACAAATAGTATTGTAAAGGCGAATGGATTTGCAATATTTACATACCCATCTTATGTTAATTTTTATGGTGTTCAGTCCCCAATAAAAAATTCAGTCCCTAAAATTGATAACAGTAATGATTTTGCTAACAATTTATTTGGGACCCATCTAAATGTAGATTTAGTTGAATCATCCCCAAAAATGGTTTGTCTATATGGGGGTAAACCTAGTTCTCATTTAGAGTCCGGAGATATTGTAAGTAATTTTAAGAACGACGCATTTAACCTTAAAAGGGTTAATCAAAACCCATTAGTTCAAAATTTAACCAATAAAACCGATTGGGATAAATCTAATAGATTGGTTGGATTTACTGTTGATTTTGGAACAATTAATCAAGGGGTTTTTACAAAAATATCTGTTGGGCAAGAAAATGGAAAACCAACTAAAGAGTCATTGGATGCGTTGTCAAGATTGGCTAGTTTGGGTGAGAACAGAACAGGTGCCAATCAATACGTATCAATGTATGACATATACAGTAGTAGGTCTTATAAGTGTGAAGTAACAATGATGGGGGATGCTTTAATTCAACCAACAATGTATTTTAATCTTGAACACATTCCACTTTTTAATGGTCCTTATATGATTACATCAGTAAACCATTCTATAAATGCGGGTACATTCACGACAAAATTTGATGGAATAAGACAAAGTGTTTATTCGTATCCAACAATTACAGACCCCTTACAAACTATAAGGAAGAATTTTGTTGATTACTTTAAACAAAGTTTTAAACAACAATCAATTCAAGAAAATCAGACAGTTGATAATAATAATTTGTCTGAAAACGCTTCAAAAGTAAACAATACAATTAACAAAACAGAACCTGCAAAATCACCAACTTGCACTGCTAACACAGCCTATAACGAATTCTCATTAACCGATAGTCCAAGTAATACTAAGGTAACTGCTAGAGAAGTTATACAATATATAAAAACAAAATATGCGGGTAATACAAATTTATTGTATAGTATCATATCTATTATGGGACAACAATCATTTAAAGACCCTTCACACTTTAATTCATATGAAAATAATTACGTAGGATTAAGATTAGATTTAAAAAATAATTCAGGTAATGAGGTCGTATACTCAAATAAAGAAAGTATGGTACAAAGTTATTTTTGTATGACAACAAGCACCACACCACCACAACAATATCCATTAGCGGTTTTCTCTAATTTTGAAGATTGTGTAGATTTTGTCGCAACAAGAATCTCAGACAGGTTAATAAGATTAGAAACACTAACAAATCCAACATCAACTGATGCTGCGACATTAGAATCAAATGCTGAAAAACTTACTAAATTTACTTTTGAATATTGGCCAATAATTAATGAAGGAAGTTATAACAATGTTCCAAATAAAGAAGTTTTGAAAACAACAACTAAAAAAATGATTGAGTTAGTGAATTCTAATTAATGATATTAACTCATATTGATATATTTATATAATAAAAATATTATGAGCTCAGTAAAAAATATATTGGATAGTTACCTTGGTAAGAATACTAGGGTATCCGAAAAAGATTTAGGTAATGGTTCAAAACAAGTTTGTGATTTGGACAGTGGTGAATGTTACACCGTAAGAATGAAAGATGGTCTTATCGAAAGAGTAGACAATACAATGAATCAATCTAAGAAAATTCAGGTTGAAACCGCTTCAGGAATAAAACAATTATTGAATGGATAACAAATGAGTGCTGATAAAAAAATTTTAGAAGAATTAAGAAGATATAATCAGATTAATAGATATATCTATGAACAAGAAGCCTTAGATGTTCCACCACCACCTGACGCACCTCCCGCCGACCCTTTAGCAGGAGCAGACCCTGCGGCAGGAGCGGTTCCTCCACCTCCTGGTGGGGCAGCACCCGCACCACCTGCGGAACCAACACCTATTGACGCAGAAACAGACCCCGATGTTGAAAAAATTGGACCTGAAGGGGAGTCAGAAGAAAAGGGTGGAGAAGAAACCGAAGAAATGGACATAACTGATTTAGTAACGTCCCAACAAAACATCGAAACAAAACAAGAAGAATACTTCAATAATCTTTTTGGTCAATTAGAAACTTTACAAAGTAAGTTAGGTGAAATGGACAAATTAGTTTCTAAAATTGATTCATTAGAGGCTAAGATTGATAAATACAGACCAAAAACACCCCAAGAAAAATTAGAACTAAGAAGTTTGGATTCCGGTCCTTACAATCAAAAACTTTCAGATTTCTTCGTAGACAAAGAAGAAGAAATGGAAAAATCGGGAAAAAATGAATATGTTTTAACAACTGATGATGTGAAAGATTTTTCACCATCAGAAATTAAAGATAGTTTCAGAGATTTTCCTGGTAATGAGAAACCTATTGAAGTTAAATAATTTAAATAATATACAATTAGAAGGGTGCCCAAAAAGCACCCTTTTTTATTTGACAACCACTTTAAAATACTTATATTTCTAAAACAATTTAAAAACTTAATACAAATTTTATGGCGACAAATGCAATGGATGCTGTTTTGGCTCAGTATGAAAAACAACAAAAGTCAAGTACGTCTTCAGGCTCAAAGATGAGTCAAGACGAAAGAATGAAAAAATACTTCGCAGCGGTTCTCGGCGATAAAGAAAACCAAGGACAAAAACGACTACGTATTTTACCAACTCCTGATGGAAGTTCACCTTTTAAAGAAGTGTGGTATCACGAAGTACAAGTGGACGGAAAATGGGTAAAACTTTATGACCCGGGTAAAAACGACAATGAGCGTTCACCACTTAATGAACTTTACGAAGAATTAATGGCGACGGGTAAAGAAGCGGATAAGAAATTAGCGGGAAGTTACCGTTCACGTTTATTCTATATTGTAAAAGTAGTTGACCGTGACGCAGAACAAGACGGACCAAAGTTTTGGAGATTCAAACATAACTACAAAAAAGAAGGTATTTTGGACAAAATCATCCCAATTTGGAGAGCGAAAGGTGACGTTACTGACTCTGATAAAGGTCGTGACCTTATCTTAGAACTTACCAAAACAAAGGCAAACAATGGTAAACCTTATACAGTAATTCAGGCAGTTATGTATGATGACCCACAACCATTACACGAAGATGATAAGACGGCAAAGGCTTGGTTAAGTGATGAACTTACTTGGGCTGATGTTTATTCAAAAAAACCTGTCGAGTATTTAGAGGCAATCGCTCGAGGAGAAACCCCAACTTGGGACTCAGACGCAGGAAAATACGTTTACGGTGATTCGTCCGTAGGTACAACCTCTGTAGGCGGTTCAGCGTCAGTTGAAGACCCACAGTTGATGGAATCACCTGACGAAGATTTACCTTTCTAATTTCAAACTTAAGGATGGACACTTTCTCTATGTAAATGTCCATCCTTTATATTTTTCATAATTTTAAACAAATAGTATGAACAAAATTAAAAACAAAATGTATGAGGCTCTTAAAAAGAAATATGAGAGCGAAATGTTGGATGCTGAAGCATCATTACTTGTTTATTTCACAAACCCTGTTGGCATCGGAGAACATCCACAACACATTGAGGAAATGGATAAATTAATTGAGAGACGTGCAAACGCTCAAGACAAACTTGAAAACTTGGAACAGTTCTATAAATACGAAATTTAATATGGCTTTAAAGAAAAAAGAAATAGGGTTAGGCTCTATTAAAGATAAGTTTTCCACTAAAACAAAATATAAACCTGAGAGTTTTTATAATTGTGGAGAGGCGTTTATGGAAGCGTGTGGATTACCCGGACCTGTTATGGGGGGTATTAACATGTTCTTGGGACACTCAAATGCTGGAAAGACAACGGCATTAATATTAGCAGCCGCGGACGCTCAAAGGAAAGGACACTTACCTGTATTTATAATAACAGAAAAAAAATGGAGTTTTGAACACAGTGTGGAATTAGGGTTACAAACACAAAAAAATGAAGACGGAACTTGGGATGGTGATTTTTTATTTAATGATTCATTTGATTATATTGAACAATTAACGGATTATGTAAATACGTTATTAGATGCCCAAGAAAAAGGGGAATTACCTTATAATTTATCATTTTTTATTGATTCTATTGGTTCAATTCCTTGTAAACAAACTTTTGACGGAGGAGGCGGCACAATGCATGATGCGAGAGTATTAGCGGATAAAATAGGTAGAGGGATACATTCAAGAATATCAAAGTCAAAAAAAGAAGATTACCCATACATAAACACTATGACTGTAATCGTACAACCTTGGGTACAACTCCCCGATAACCCTTTTGGACAACCAACTATACAACCTAAAGGTGGTCAAGCGTTATTTTTAGCATCGTCATTAGTATTCTTATTTGGTAATCAAAAAAGTTCTGGCGTTAGTCATATTACCGCCACTAAAAATGGTAGAACAATATCATATGCAACAAGAACAAAGATTTCAATATTAAAAAATCACGTAACGGGAGTAGCATTTAAGGATGGTAAAATAATTGCCGTTCCGCAAGGTTATATTTCAGATACAAAAGAGGCGTTGGATAAATATAAAAAAG